TCATCTGCAAATACATGGGAACAAAAATCTGTAACTATTGCCGGTGACACATCAGGAACATGGGTAACTGACAATGGTCTTGGTCTTTGGTTAATGTTTTCACTTGGAGCAGGGTCTGCAATCTCTGGAACTGCTGGTGCGTGGGTTGGATCGCAAAAACTAGGCGTAACTGGCGCAACATCTGTTGTTGGAACCAATGGTGCAACTTGGTACATTACAGGGGTCCAACTCGAAGCTGGCTCAACTGCCACCGATTTCGAGCGCAGGCCGTATGGGACTGAGTTGGCGTTGTGTCAGAGGTATTATTTCAGATATGACGCATCAGCAAACATAACAGCTATTGGGGCTGGATCTGTTTATAGTGCAACCACCACATCTAGAATTTATATGCAATATCCTGTAAGCATGAGGTCTGCACCAACATTTACGATTGGAGGAACACTTACATCCTCTGGAGGAAATGCAGACAATACAGTTTCTGGAATATCGTCAGCAAATGCTGGAATTACAAACGCTTTAATTGATTTTACAACATCAGCAGCAACTGTTGGGCATGGTAAAACAATATATGTTTCTGGAGGATCCTCTTCGTTTATTCAGGGAGCATCAGAATTATGATGTATAAACTTACAAAACCAATTTTTAATAATGCAAAGATTAGTTGTATTATTCGAATCAATGATAATGCAATAATTCCAACAGATTCGTCTAATACGGACTACCAAACCTATCTCAAATGGTTGGAAGAAGGCAACCAACCGCTTCCAGCAGATGAGCCAAGCGAGGGCTAAATGACCCTCTCTGAAATAGCCCAATTTGCCGGTGAAAAAGTCGGCAAAACCGATTCGGATACCCTGACCTTCCTTCAAAAGGCCGCAAGCTTGGCCTACCGACGGGTCTGGAACTTTGCCCCTTGGCGTGAAAGCGTTACCAGTTCCACCTATTCCGTTGGCACCAACCGCACCATTACCCTTGGCTCCAATGTGGAAACACCGCTTTCCGTATCCTTCGACAAGTCCGAAGTTGACCCGATTGATCTGGCCACCATCATCAGCCAGGATGCGGATTTGCTTGAAGATACCCGCACCGGCGATCCGGTGCTTTATCACTTTACCGGGCGCAACACCAGCGGGATTGCCCAGCTTGATCTTTATCCAAGGTTGGCCACGGCTGGAACTGAAAGCCTGCGGGTGGTTGAAAAGTTGAAGTGCCTAACCCGCACAAACATTGTCGTTGACTTCCCGCCATCCACCGAGGCTTTGAATGACGAGCTTCGTCTGCCTCATGTACATCAGGTCATCCTTGCTCTTACGCATGCCGATGCCTTGGAGCGTGAACGGCAATATGCCAAGGCGCAGGCTGTGGTGCAATCAGCCAATGCAGATCTGGCGGCGATGGCTAATTACGAACTCAGCCAGGTTGGTGGGGTCAAGCAGATTACCCCGGTCAGCCTTGGCGACTTGATGACAGAAGAAATCACGGCTGCTTAAACCACAAGGAGTCTAGGTGCCATACTACTCCGATAATTTGGACGATCTGCTGGCGTTTGACGGCATTCGCAGTTTTGCGGGTGGTCAGGCCAGCGGATTGCAATCAGACCTATTGGCAGAGAACCAGGTAAGCCAACTTGTCAATATGACCCTGTCGCCAAGGGGTAGCCTTGAAACCCGCACCGGAGCCACCTCGTTTTGCACGACCACCACAAGCCAGCTTGGTTCAGTTGGTGGCATGCGGTATTACGACACTGCTTTATACGAATATCTTTTGACCGTAACCCAAGGGCGTTTTTACAGCATCAATTCTGCTGGAAGCGCGGACATTCACCCAGCAGACGAGACTTGGGGTTCAATTAACAGGACATGGGGATCTGAGACACAAAAGTGGGCTGACGGATTTTCGTCTGTTTATGATGCGCCTGTGGCCATGGCGCAATTCAATGACAAGATGTACATGGCTGATGGAGACGGCGACCTGTATTATTTTGATGGCAACATAGCCACAAGGCAGGCAGGAAAGGTTCGAGCCATAACCGTAACCACTGCTGGAACAGGATATACCAGCGCGACTGCCATTGTTACTGGACCTGATTGGGGCGGCACTTTCCCGCAATTAGTCACAACGGTTGCCGGAGGTGCGGTTACCGGGGTGACGGTTGTTGACGGAGGATATGGCTATTCACAAGCTCCGACCGTAACAATTATTGGGGATGGGTCTGGAGCAACTGCCACGGCAACCGTAAGCCCTCCTCCATCCAATCTTAGGCTTTTAATCAATACCGGAAATCGACTATTTGCAGTCGGATCTGGTAGCCAACGCAACACGCTTTATTGCTCGGATATCTTGGATGCGTCGATATGGGATTCGGCAAATAGCGCAGTGATTAACGGCGATGACGGTGATGAGATCACGGCAATTGTTCCATATTATCAAAACAGAATCATCGTATTTAAGAAGCGAAGGATATTCCAAGTAACCGTTCCAGACGACATGACCAGTGCTGCAGATTGGACAATCTCTCTTATTTCAAACAACACCGGGTGTGTGGCAGGGAATACCGCAGTTCAGGTAAGCAGTGACATCTTCTTCCTGTCTGACAACGGTATTCGCTCGTTGGTCAGGTCTGCGGCTGACGACTTTAGCTCGGTTGGCATCCCAATTTCAGAAATTGTAAAGGATGTTATCCAAAGCATCAACCCTGCAAAGATACAAATATCAACCGCTATTTTCTACGACAACAGGTATTTCATGGCCTTTCCAACCGGAGCCAACGACTACAATGACACCATCCTTGTTTACAACACGGCGTTAAATGCGTTTGAAGGAACTTGGACTCCCCAAGTTATGCAGTTTGCCTTGACCAATTTTGACAACCAAGGTTTGCGTGCCGCATTCAAAACAACCACTGGGCAGATCAATCAATACTTTGGGTACAAATCTCCATCCGCGCTTACTGCCGGAGACTACCAGGATGCTGGCCAGAGTTATCAATCCTATGTCCGAACCAAGGACTTTAACTTTGGCGATCCGTTCTCCATGAAGTACGGAAGCCATTTTGAGGTCATCTTTGACGACTCCTATTCCAATGATGCCACCATATCCATCCAGCGCGACACGGATGTGGGTGACATTGATGTTCAGCCAAATCTTGATATTGCAAGTTCAGTCCTTACGCTTCCATTCACCCTGCCAGCCGTTCTTCCTACCTCGGTCAAGAAGCGCATAGCCAGCGATCTTAGGGTATATGAGAAGTGGCGGTTATTGAATATCAAGATCACCAGCGCGGCTGGTAAGATGGCTATACGCCAGATTACGGCAGCGGCCAATCCAGACACCATTGAGGTGCAAAAGAGTCTATGACCCCAATGGAATATATTGAGCTTTCCGGGGTACCAGAGTCCAGATGGCCTAATTTTAAGGAGTGGTTTAAGTGGCATGAAAAGAATAATCTGGTTGGAGTGGTTAAAGATGGCGAAGAGGTTGTCGGAGTTGCCATTGCAAGAGCCCTAGATTCAACACAAAGCATTGAGCATTATAAACATGACTACAATGCACCAGATGCTTTCGTGGACTTGACTGTGACGTCTATTGATGGTAAACCTAATGCCCGTAGCCTTTTGGCTATGAAACGCCTGCTGTCAATCCTATGGGATGAACTTGGCCCCCGCAGGAGCCTAATCTTTAACCGCAACGGAATAAGGAAACAATACGATTATATGAAGTTTATGCGAAAGGCTATGGCTTAACATGGGTGGCGGACCTTCTATTCCGGCACCTCCTCCTCCTCCCGACCCCAATGCGGTCGCGCAGGCCAATGCTGATGCTTACAAAAAGAATGTTGAAACCTATATCCAGAAAGCCCCGGAAATGGCTGCCCTGGAAAACAAGCTTCGCATCCAGTACATGCCCCAACAGCGTTCCTTGGAGCGTCAGCTTTCAGCCCTTGACCAACAGGCAGCCGCACTATCCAGCTTGCAACTTGAGCGTCAATATGGACCGCAACGTACCTTGGAGGGATTACGCCGTTCTTATGAATATAGCCCTCAGGCGTATGCTTTGAATCGTGGACTTGGCCAGCAAATGACCCAGCAATTTGCGCGTCTTTATGGAACCTCGCCTTATGGTGCAGTTGAACCTAGTGTGGCTTTTGCTCCCCGCGCCATGCCTCCACAGGACATTTACGGAACGATTGGCACAAGCATTTCCAATCCTCCGCTCCAAGGTTAAGTTATGGCCAGCAAATTAATAAACACTCTTTATTTGCAGTCAAAAAAGGCGCAAGGCCCAGAAGACTTGCCAGAAAAGTACAATGTTGATGAAGATGGAAATATTATAACCGTACCTCCGCCTCCATATAATGGAGGTCAGGGCATGAGAAGCATTGGATATAGGGCAACGCAAGATTCAACAGATAATTATCTTAATGCAAAATATTCAAGCATAGGTGACGCAACCAATGCCGCGCAAAAGATTATATCCCAAAAATCAGAAGCCGGAATCAGGGCTGATTACGATAAAAGACTTGCTGATATTACAAGTCAGGAAAATACAAGAAATACCCTTGCTCAACAAATTGCAATGCTAACAGGCAGTCGTCAACCGGCACAAGGAGTAGATCAATTTAATATGGCTCAATCGCCATCAGTCGCCGCATTTGGTGCAGACAGAAATTTTGGCGCATCAGACTTGGCCAATCGTCTTAACTTCCAGGTATCCGATGACCAGATTCTAAACGATTACAACCAGAGCAAACTTGGCCAGCTAAACTCGGTGGTCAGCCGTGGCAATGCTCAGATCGCTGGCATCCAGGAGCGTCTTAATGCCGCGCAGACCCTGCTTGACCAACTTCCTTCCGGTGACCCTCGGCGCGAATCCAGCCAGGTGTATGTCAACCAGTTGAAGTCCGATCTGACCAGCGTGCAAAGTGCGGTTACGGATGCGACCAAGCAGATCAAGGATTTTAAGCCAATCACCACTGGCTCCCCGGAAGCGGCCAGCCAGATCACCTCTTTCCGCGAATATCTCCAGTTGCCCGAAGAGCGTGCCACCCAGCAGTTGCGCCAGATTGATCCTGAGTCCTACAAGACTGCGGTTGGTCTTGGCCGTCAATATCGCCAGATGGCTACCCAGCCTCTTGGCGCAACGACCACTCCGCAGACCGAGCAACTTCGCCAGACCATCGAGCAGGAGGCATTGAATCAGCTTCGCCTTGGATCGACCTTGGGAGCCGAAGAAAGGCGTGGCTACGAACAGGCCATCCGTGGCGCACAGACCGCCCGTGGAAATATCTTCGGTCTTGGACCGGCAGTGCAGGAAGCGGCACAGATTGGTGCCGCCGGGGAACAACGCAAGCTTGCGCGTTATGGGGCGGCGCAACAGTTCCTTGGCTCAGGAGAAACAACCGGAGCGCAGGCCGCAAGGGATCTAGCCTTGCGCGATACCCTGCAACAGGCACGTCTTGGTGCCGCTGCGAACTTTATCGGTGGCGGACCTTCGCTGTACAACCTAGGCCAAGCACGCACTGGCGCACAGCAGTCGGCGTTCCAGAACTATATCCAAGCCAACCAAGCATTGCCTGGTCAGTTTGGTCAGGCTCCCAGCACGGCACAGCCGTTTTATCAGGCAGTGGATCAGGGGATTCCGGTTAACCTTACAAACACGTTTGCGAATCTTTATGGATCGATGGCTGATTATCAAGCCAAGACTTATGGTGCATACACTGCTGCCAAGGCTAGTCAGCCTACGTTTGCACAACAGTTTGGTGCGATTGCAAGTGGAATAAGTGGGTTTATGCCAAAAATTTCATTTGGGATGTAATTATGGGAATTGAAATAAATGTTGAAGGACCAGAAGGGCGCAAGAAAAGACTTGCCCAAGAAGAAGAGCAAGCGTTAAGGATTCAAATATTAAAACAACAGATTGCTCAATCTCAGCCTGGATATTCTTCCGAAATGGCCGGAAGACTTGGTAGGGGTCTTGAGGAATCTGAAAGAAATTTACAGTTACAAGATGAACTTTTAAGCGATCTTTCTAAAAGAAGGCAAAATGTTGCAGCGGCAGCCACTCCATTGCAGCCGCAAGTTGCTGGCCCTGTAATGCCACAACAAGTTGCAACCGCTGAAACGAATAGAATTTTAACTGCTGAAGATCAAATGGGTCTTGACCGGGCCGCAGCATTAGCACAGCGGGAGGCAATGAGAAAAGACCTTGAAACACTTACTGGAACAGTTCCGCTTCCAACAGGTGGAACTGCGGCAGCAGGAGAAACATCTACAATTAAAAGAAGATTTGAGGATACCGCAAAATTGATTCAAGGATATAATCAAAGACTTGCAAACGCACAAACGCCAGAAGAGGCTGATGCCCTCAGACAGGCGTATTCAATGTTTGAGCCGATACAAAAACAACAAGTTAAAAAAGACCTTGAAGAATCGAGAAAAATACCAGGTCTTGATGGATTTGGATTTGATGAAAAATCTGCAACAGAGATGCGTAAAAATGTTGCTGATTTTGCGGGGGCAACTCAAAATATTAATTCTCTTATTGATATAGGCAATCAAGGTTTTAGTGTGCGTAATTATCAAAAAGCACAAGCAATTAGGGGAACTATTGCCGGTCAATTACGAGTTATTATTGCAGGACCTGGGCCAATGTCGGATCAAGACAGGGCTTTAATGAATGATGTTATTGCAAACCCATTTATGCCATATTCATCTGATAAGCTTCTTCAAGTTAAGGGGGCAATGGCAAGGAAAATTGCATCCAATGCTTCAGTATATGGATATAAAATAAATAAATTAACTGATCTTATTGGCGCAAGCGGAGTTCCAAGTGATTTTGAGCAATTCACAAAATACGATCCAAATGATATTAAAAATATAGAGCAAAGGGCAAGAGAGGCTGGATATAAGGATGGTGATGTCATTACGGCCAATGGAAGAAAATACAGATTGGGACAGTAATGGCTCTTATACCCATAGATGATGGCGCAGAAATATCGCAGCCAGCAAAGCAGGAATCAAATCTTTCAGATTACGCTGCTCGCGAAGCTGGGCTTATTGCCAGGGCTGGAATAAATCCAACAACAGTTGGAATGGCCGCTGGTGGTGTGGCTGGAGTTCCATTCGGTCAGCCAATGATGGGTGCTCGCACTGGAGCAGCGGCAGGGCTTTTGACTGATATTGGCGCAAAAATATATAATGCCATTGTCGCCGAAAACACCGGCATGTCAAAACTTCCTGTTTTAAGCGATGTTTTGGAGGAAGTTAAGAATCAAATCGGACTTCCAAAACCTCAGGGTGCGCTTGAAAAAATGCAGGCTGGAGCCATTGAGGGAGCATCTGCATTAATACCTATCATGTCTGGTGGTCAAGCCCTGGCTAATGTTGCTACAAGTCCAGTATTAAAGGAAATTGGAAAAGCATTAGCTGCATCACCAAGAACACAAGCTGTATCCGCAATTACAGGCGGAATGGCACAAGGACTTGCGAGCGATGCTGGACTTCCTGCACCATTACAAGCAGTAGCTGGAATTGCCGGGTCTGTTGTGCCTGGATCAATTTCCCGCATGGCACAAGTAGCAAAAACTGGAGCAGAACTTGGATTGAGCAAAATTGGAGCTGCTGCGCTTGCTCCGGCTGGAATTACAGAATCAAGCAGATCTGCCATCATGCGTATTTTACGGGGAGGGAAAACTCCAGAACAAATTGGTCAAACAATAAAAGAATACGCGCAAGCTGGGACAACCCCTTCTGCTGGGCAGGCAACACGATCACCGGATATACAGCAACTTGAAACGACATTTGGAAAGTTTCCCAGTGGCGCAATGAAGTTTAGGCAAAAGGCATTATCACAACAAGAAGAAATTGGTAAACGCCTAGAACAAATTAGGGCTGAAATATCTGGAGTAAGAGAGCCAGTTATTGCTGGAAAGATGGCAACCAAAAGCTACGAAAATGTGTTCCTTCCTAATGCAAGAAAAGTTCAGTCTGAATTATACAGCAAGGCCGATCAACTATTTCCGCAGAAAAGAGTTTTAGTTAATAATACAGAAAATATTTTAGACAAACTTGCAAGCAGATTTGAAGAATCTCCTGCAATGAAAGACGTGCTTGCAAACAAAAAAATACTCGCAATTAGAGATGCAATAAAGGCAAGCAAGAACAAAGATGGAACAATACCTTTCAATACATTAAGAGATTTAAGGATTGACGCTGGAGAGAAATTGCAAAATGCAAGCCCTGTTCCAGATACAATGGAAAAGGCTCATTACAAGGCATTATGGAAGGCTGTAACTCAAGACATAGAAAGTGCAGTTGAGCCATACGAGAAGGCAAGGAATGCTTATGGTAGGGCAAACAATTATACGCGCGCATTCCATGACAGGGTTGATAATGTTGAGAATATTTTATTGCGAAATAATGGAGAAGATGTTTACAAATCAATTATAAGCGGATCTAAAGATGGACCATCAAAATTAAGGCAACTTTTCAGAACAGTTGGAAAAGACGATCAAAAAGCAGTTGTTTCAACCTTTATATCAAGAATGGGGCGCGCACTCCCAAGCATGCAAGACGAGACAGGAGATGTATTTAGCACATCAAGGTTTTTGACAAACTATGCATCGCTTGATCCATTGGCCAGAAAAGAATTATTTGGAAGATTCGGAGCGCAATTTCAGAAAGACATGGATAATATTGCGAAAGTTTCTGCCATGATTAGGGAGTCAAGCAGTATACTTGCGAATCCATCTGGAACCGCTGGAGCGGTTGTTGGGCCTGCTACTGTAGCAAGTCTTGAGGGATCTCTTGCTGCTGGGAAATTTGGATTTGCAACGGGGATGCTGGGAGTATTATTGCAAGCCGACCAAGCCGCAAGGTTGATGACAAGCCCCAAATATGTTAATTGGCTTGCCAGTAATATCAATACACCAATATCGTCGTCAGCAGCGGCATTGGCAAATCTTGCAAGCATAAACAAAAAAGAAAGAAATCCAGACATTCAAGCGTTTCTGGAAGAAGTTGAAAATCAATCAAAATAATGGCAACGGTTGAATCAAAAATAGCTGGAAACAAGATTCGGGATGAAGTACAATCAGATTATACTTCTCCAGCCATCAACACAGATGCTGGATATGTTGACGAAAAGGGAAGAAGGCTTGTTGAAATTCAAGAAAAAATGCGTTCTGCCGCAAGATTTTCAGAGCTGGAGGACAAAATGAGCAGGGATAAAATTGAAAAATCAATAACTGAATCAAATCCAAATTTTATTGGACCAAAACAACCAATCCAGCCTGGGCAGGATTACTCAAATCTTTACAACGCCGCATTGAAAACCGTTGATTGGGAGGGCAGGAAAGATGCCAATGGGAATCTTCAAGTGTATAACTTGCCATCTGGTGACGAGGGAGGAAGCCAAGAGATTGCTGGAATTAACAATAAATATCACCCAGAGGCATTTCAAAGAATATCCGCACTACCGCCCCAAGAAAGAGCAAGGGCTGCGGCTGATTATATACAAAACTACACAGCCCCGCTTGTTTCGCTTCTTCCTGCAAAAGTTCAGCCATTTACTCAGGATATGGCTTTCAATAGGGGTCTTGGTGGTGCAACCAAATATCTTCAACAAGGATTAAACTCGCTTGGACTTAATGTTAAAGTTGACGGAGCGATTGGTCCGCAAACCATTCAAGCTATTAACCAAGCCGACCCATACGAACTCATGCGTGAGGCAAGCAAAGCTCAGTTAATGGAGGAAAGGGCAAGGGCGGCTACAAATCCAACAAGACAAAAGTTTATTTCAGGTCTTGAGAATAGGATAGCAAACAGACTTTCGTTATTCGGAACTGTTTGATTCGTAAATATAAGTTTGGCCTTTGCTGCCGGAATAATAATTACCATCCCTAACCTTCATATTCCCATCAGTTCCGTATGAAAGTAACCCATCGGTTGCGGTCAACTTTCCATTACCATAATATAAGTTTCGGCACGATGCATATAACCCTGTAGTTGTTAAAAATAGCGATCCACTTTTGACGACAAGCCCATTCTGCGTGATCGCAACTCCTCTTCCTCCACTAAACACGGCATTGCCAGAGTTGTATGTGGTGCCAACAAACTCATTCAAATCATCAGCCATCACCGGTGCCACCAGCACCGCCATTGCCAATAGTATTCTTTTCATGTAAAAACTCTGGGTGCTTAAACAAGCCATGTCAATAAGCAAATTATCCAACCGGCAAATAGGGGCGGTGGGTGTCACCAGAGTGGCAAGCATTTTATTTCGCAATGGTTACAGCGTGCTTACGCCAATGGAGGATTTTGCAGGGTATGATCTGGTTGCCGAGAAGGACGGAAAGTTTCACCGCATTCAGGTAAAGACCAGCGAGAAACAAGATCCGGGGCGCAACAGATATGGATTCATGACATCCGTTGGGAATGGAAGCAAGGAAACATACAACAAATCCATGGTGGATTACATTATCTGTTGGGCAATGGATTCGGATTTATTTTGGATTTTTAGGCCGCACGAATGTAAGGCAAAGAGCAAAAAGTGCAACGCAAAAACTGGGTCTTCATGGCGCATAATAAGCGATCTGTAAGCCAATCCATCAAGGCTTGGCGCGCGCTTGAAAGGGCGTTAAATGACTTTGACTCATTTGAGGCTTGCGCCAAATGGGTCATTGATAACCCACAGATATGCAAGAAGTTATCTGGCGCAGGGCTAATGGCTGTTATGGCCGAAGATTTGAAGAAAAAAAAGCATTGACCTAACTTTGACATTTGCCCTAGTGTCGTTGGCATGGCAATTAATTCTAGGCGTAAGGGGGCTGCTGGAGAACGGGAACTGGCAAATTATTTAAGGGAACAGGGATGGCAGAAGGCCAGGAGAACGCAACAATACGCTGGTAATCCCGAAGGTGGATCTGGCGATGTGGTGTGCGATAACTTTCCTTTTCACATTGAGGGCAAGCGTTGCCAGCAGGTGAAGCCTGAAGAATGGATGCGACAGGCTGTCAAGGATTGCCCGGACAATAAGATCCCATCCGTATTCTTTCGGCGTAATGGTGAGAAAAAATGGCTTGTGCTTTTACAGGCTGATGATCTTTGCGAGATTGCCCGTCATATTGCCCCACCAAACTTAAAGATCGACATCGTTCACCCCGCGCCTTATTGCACCACCGTGGCGCAAGGAATTTCAATGACTTCACCCACAATACAACAACAACCAACCATCAATCAAGGAGACATGATATGAGCCTAACCATCAGCGCAACTGAATCGAAGAACGGAGATCGCCAAATCCCCGAAGCCGGAGCCACCATTGGGGTGTGTTTCAGCATCGTGGATCTTGGCACGCAAAAAACAAACTGGGACGGAGACGAGAAGTGGACCCCCAAGGTCCGCTTGGCATTTGAGCTTCCCGACCAGGTGATCGAAGGCGAAGTGACCGAGAACGGCAAGACCACCAAGGTTACCAAGCCGATGGTCGTCAGCATGGAGTTGACCCGTAGCCTTGGCGAGCGTGCAACGCTCCGCAAGCACCTTGAAACCTGGCGCGGACAGCAGTTCACCAGCAAGGAACTGGCGGCATTTAACATGAAAAACCTGCTGGGCAAGGCGGCGATGCTCACCTTGGTTCGCAAGACCAGCCAAGCCGGGCGAGAATACTGCGCTATCCAAGGATTGGCCAAGCTGCCAAAGTCTGTTAAGGCACCGGCCACCACCGAGAACGACCAGGTATTCTATGAGATCGAGGAAGGCAAGGGTGGTGCGTTTGCCACGTTGCCAGAATGGTTGCAGGGCAAGATTCTTGAGAGCAAGGAATTGTCCGGTGCGGTTGCAACGCCAGTCAGGGCCGTGGATAACATCGCCGCTGACGGCAGCACAATGCCATTCTGATGTCGCTTACCTTAACCCAGAAAGAACCCAATCAATCCCGTCTGGTCGCTACTGACCAGGCGGGACATTGGTATACCGAAAAAGGCGAGTCCGCGCACGTTGTCATTGGAAAGAATGGCAACGAACGTAACACCACGGTTGCCGATGCACGCAAGATGGGTTTACTCCCGTCCGTCACCAGCGTGCTTGGGATCATGGATAAGCCGCAACTCACGGCATGGAAGATCGAGCAGGCCATCATGTCTTCGCTCACGTTGCCCAAGGAGGATGGTGAATCTTTGGAGGATTACGCCAAGCGGGTGGTCAAGGATTCAAAGGAATCCACATCCAAGGCAGCCGAGCATGGTACTCGCATGCATGAGCAAGCAGAGAATATTCTCATGGGTAGAGCAACATGCAAGGACACCGATCTACAGCCATACATTAAAACCTTCCGTGAATGGGCTGAAGACAACGTAGAGAAAACCTACTGGTGCGAGAAGGCGTTGGTGGGTGCAGGCTACGCTGGCAGGTGCGATGCCTACGTCCGGTTGAAGGGGATTGGGGACGCCATCATCGACCTGAAGAATAGGAAGGTGAATCCCAAGTATGACCCATTCTACGATTCTGATTGCGCCCAGCTATGGGCCTACAGGATTGCATCCGATAACCCGAAATGCGCTTGCGTTTCGGTGGTCTTGGCTGCCAACGACCCTGAAACTCTGGTCATTCACCGCTGGTCTGATGAGGAGTTATATGAGGCCGGTATTGCCTTTCAGGCCATGCTCAAGGTCTGGGCTTGGTCCAAGAAATACAACCCGCCAGGGATGAAGCTGTGAATCCATTGACTGCACCCAGCATTAAAACGAAATATAATATTATTTCACTTGGTGCTGGCGTACAGTCATCTTGCATGGCTTTAATGTGCGCTAAAGGAGAAATAACTCCAATGCCAGATTTTGCCATATTTGCAGACACGCAGGATGAGCCAGAGAGTGTATACAAATGGCTTGATTATATTAAAAAAATTCTACCATTTAAGATTCATATTGTAACAAAAGGCAAGCTATCAGATAGTGCATTGAAGATGAGAGTAACAAGCGATGGAAGGAAATTTTCAACAACTAGCATTCCATTATTTTCACATGGCGAAGATGGCAAAATTGGTAAAATAGGATATAGGTCCTGCACGTCTGAATATAAAATAAAGCCAATTGTAAAGAAGTTAAGGGAATTGTGCCAAATAAAAAGAGGCCAAAAAACAATTTCAGTAACACAATACATAGGAATTTCATGGGATGAATGGCACAGGTGCAAGCCATCAAGGGATAAATGGATGCAATCAAGATGGCCACTTATTGAGATGAAAATGAATAGAGATGATTGCATTCAATGGATGAATAAAAATGGATACCCAACTCCGCCAAGATCATCTTGTGTGTATTGTCCATTTCATTCGGATGCTGAGTGGTTGAGATTAAAAAACCAAGAACCAGAAGCTTTTAAGGAAGCAATAAATTTTGAAATAAAAATGCAAAAAGCAAAAGAAAATCCAAAGTATAAATCTATTCCATATTTACACAAATCTTGTAAGCCTTTGGGTGAAATAGAATTTAATAATACGCTTGACAAAAATCAACTTGATTTATTTGGAGCAAACCACCCAAAATGTGAAGAAGGAATGTGTGGCGTATGAGCGCGCCCACAATCGAAGAGATGGGTAACGCCGCCTCAGAAATTGTCTGGCGGGTGATGGGCAACGGCTCATCCAAGTCGGCGTATGGGGAATGGTTCTGGAAGGATAAACCTACCTACGATTACCACATCACTCGGTGCATCAAACACGCAGTCACCGCACAGCAGCAGATCCACTTAAACCACCCTTGCCCGGACGAGGCCGGTGAAACTTCTCTTGACCATCTTGAACGCGCCGTGGTAAGAGCATTGTTTGCGTGGATGCAATTAAAGAAAGGACTACCTAAAATATGAGATGGATTAAGAAAGAATTAAGCCAGAATGGGAAACCCGAATGGTGTGTTTATATTGATGAAGATGGCATGGGAAATCAGGAAGACTGGATTGGATACGAAAGTTTTAATACCAGAGAAGAGGCAATTGCGTCCTGCAAGAACATTACTTGGGAGGATTACGATCCTAACAACAAATGAAAATCATCCGCGCTGAAAAGATCGAGGGAGGCTGGGCCCTATACGGAATCAACGAAAAGGAAAAGAAGGAGATGCAGGTTGGTTTTTGCGGAGAGAATCTTCCGCTGGAAGCATGGGTAAAGATCGAGAAATGAAGCTTGCGCTGGCATGGATCTGTTATTGGATCGGTGATTTTATCAGCATCACTATCATGCGCTATGGATACGGTTATTCGCTTTACAATAAATTAATGCTTTTAAGCAGCAATCTTGACGATAAAGGAGTTATCTGGAAATGAAAAAAGCACTGGTTACCCAAGCATTCGGAGACAAGTGGCACAAGGTTTTGGAGCTAACCAAGCCGCGCATGGAGTCTTACTGCAAGCGTCACAAGATTGATTTGATATCTTTTGAGAAGCCGCTGGTCGAGCCGGTGCAGTATAGCAAGTTGGCTATTGGAAACATTATTGCAACCAAGGGTTATGAACAGGTGACGTTTCTAGATTGTGACGTGTTGGTTGCCGAGGACTGCGATGAGATTGGAACGTTGCTGGAGAAGGACTGCACCTTCATGGCTTTCGATGAGGGGTCGTATTTAGACCGCAAGCCTGGGCTGAAAGGATTGGCTGATGCCTTTGGGTTTGTACCGGGGTTCCAGCCTAGTTTCTATTTCAACACCGGCGTGTTCGTCATTACGCCCAAAGGTGTGGGCGCACTAAGCCAGCCGCCGATTGGCCTATTCCCAAACCATTTTGCCGAACAGACCTGGATGAACCTACAACTGCATTTATGGTCCACAGCAACCTGCAACCTTGACCCAGCTTACAACTGCATGACCAGCGTTGAGGAACACTTTGGTCTGGATCGCCATAAGGACGCGCAGATTATTCACTATGCCGGTCAAAGTGCAGATCTTGATAGGCTGATGAAAGATATCAAGGCAGACGATGCCAAGCTGAAAGAACTTGGCCGATGACCCCGGTGCGAGTCCAACGGGAGGATGGCAAGTGGCGTGTAACCACCATGGCTGGCAACCCGATTGGACCGCGCTTATGGGGTGCTGTTCCGCCCAATGGCCTGCCATCTATCGATGATTTATTTGAAGACAAGGGCAAGGCACAGGATGCCGCCGATCTATGGAATGCCTATGCCATGTGGTGCCAGCAGCATAGTGGAAAGCGTAAACGCAAATGATCTCGGCGCAATTAACCAGGGGAGACGAGAATGACAGAATCAAACAACTTGCAGGAGAAGTCGCAATCAGAGCCATGCAGGACATCCGCCTTTTACAGCGCAGAGGTGTGTTGGATGGACTCCGGCTCACCAACCAGCAAATTGGTAAACTTTCGGATTGCAACTGCTACCGGGACATTGAGGAGGTCAAGTCACTTATCCGCGACTTCAAGAATGGGAATGTTTTATTCTGGTGCAGGCTTGCAGGAGTCAAGATAGGCCAAAAAACGCTTAACCGGCTGATAAGAAAGAAGGCTGATTATGTTAATTGAATATGCCAAGTTTGGCCTTGACTGCATTGTTCACATTGGAATCATCGTGGTGTTATGCGGTATAACAGTATCCATGATCGGGTTCCTGGGAGGCTTCATATTCTGGCTGTTCGACCAGGCCAGAAAGGAAAAATCCAGATGGGAGGATTAGGTCAGATCAAGATCCTTGCGGAACGCAAGGTTAAGATGGTTGAGATTGACATAGAGGTTGACGAGGACACCAAGGCCAAGATTTGCCACGCCGCACTATGTGAGATTACCAGCGATGCGGATGCCTTATTTAGTTATGGATTTACCCAGGCATTGAAGCGGTTGGTACAAACAAAAGGAAAGAAATGCACCCAGAAAAGTTCAAACAAAAAGTCCTCACGGCGGTAACTGTTCCGAAAGTCTTAACCTCCTCGCAGTGCGAGTTGGTTATCCATGATGCCAGCCAGATCGGGATGAAACGCGCCCCGGTGTTGGCCAAGGACGGCACGCATGTAAGAAGCTGGAACCGAACCTGCGCCTCATGCTGGGTTCCAAAGTCCAGCATGTTTGAATGGCTTTACAGCTATGTGGCCGCAGTCACCGATGAGGTCAACAGGGAACATTACCAGTTCGACATTACCGATATGCAGCAACTACAAGTCTTGCGATATCGCCCAGGGCAATGGTTCCGCTGGCATTTTGATGCGATTGAAAGCCAGAAGGATATACGCAAGATGACCATTGTCATCAATCTCTCGCCAGCCAAGGGATACATTGGCGGTGGATTGCAGGTGGATGGCAATTGGCATAACCATGAGCAGGCAAGGGAACAAGGGTCAGCCAGCTTCTTTCCGTCATGGATGAAGCACCGAGCCAAGGCTCCAATCTGGGGTACACGCTGGGTGCTGGTGGCTTGGATCACGGGACCAGCATGGAGATGATGCAACTTAACCCGGAGATATGGATGATGACCCCGAAGGGCGAGGGTCTGGCCATACTCGTTACAGATTACGGAATGGATCACAACAAAATATTCACCGTGATGCTTAACAGCGGAGAGATCCTAGACTTCGACATCCGCGATTGTCGCCGTTGTGAAAATCCGTCTTTTTGTATTGACGCTCCAAAACAGCCGAGGCCACACTATGCGCCATGAAAAAGAACCGGACACAAGCAAAGACGTTCTTATTGATGGTCGCAAGGTCGGAGGCGGGAACTGGATCGTGTGCATGGATGCAACTCCAGAAACTTCGGCAGTCTATTATTGGAAAGACGG